TATGTATTACAAAGCAATCAAAAACTGGAAGTGAGTTCTATGTCTTATCTTATTATTGGGTTAATTTGGGCTATCGGTGTTGTTACTGGAGCGATTCTTATGCTTATTTGGGACATGATTAAATGAGCACCTCTTCAACAATAATTACCCTTGTCTGCATTTGGATTCTGGCGTGGATGGCTATCAAAGCATGACCGTAGTAGCTGGACTGGTAACGCCTGAAGGGGCATGGATAGGCGCAGACAGCCTCAGTTCCACCGATGACGGCCTCGCCTCGCTTATCGCCACGCCAAAGGTAGGCAGGTTTGGCAATCTCCTACTGGGCTACTCAGGCTCGTTTAGGGTAGGGGCAATGTACTTCAAGGTCGCAGGTCGCTCCCACAACCCAACACTTGAGCAATTACTTGAAAGCGTAAAACTACCCGACGACCTCAAAGACGACTGGGAACTACTAGCCATTGAGCATGGACACCTCTACGAGATAACTTCCAACTCAGGGCCACTAGAGGCTAGGAAAGACCATGACGGCATTGCCTACGGTGCTATCGGCTCCGGTGCAGCTCCAGCGCTCGGATCACTATTCACCGACCACGAGGATGAGGGCAGTCTTTACCAAGCACTCGAAGCCTCTGCTATGCACACCACTAACGTGCGCTCACCATTTCTGGTATTGTCTCTGTAATGCTTCTAAAGGGGAATTGCCTAGAGTTGCTGGCAGAAATGCCTGACAACAGCGTGGATTCAATAGTCACCGACCCACCCTACGAACTTGGTTTTATGGGTAAGTCTTGGGATAACTCAGGGATTGCGTACAACGTAGAACTATGGAGCCAAGTACTTCGAGTTCTAAAGCCAGGTGGACACCTACTTGCCTTTGGTGGTTCCAGGACATACCACCGGCTTGCCAGCGCAGTAGAGGATGCAGGGTTTGAGATTCGTGACCAGATTATGTGGCTATATGGTTCAGGGTTTCCCAAGTCGCTAGACGTTAGTAAGGCGATTGATAAGAACAATGGCGAACCAAATCGCTTGCTCAAGTTTACAGAATGGATGAGAACGACAGGTTTGAAAGCCAAAGAATTAGACGCAGCGACAGGTACAAACATGGGTGGTCACTACTTGACGACCGCATCGCAACCTGCAATTCCAACTGTGGAACTTTGGGGAAAGATTCGCCCACTCATCGCCGATGTACCCGAATGGGTGGATGAGCTAGTGCAACGCATTGAGGCCGAGCGTGAAGTAGTTGGAACCAAAGACAGTAATTTGTTAGCAGTAGCTCCAGGGCAAAACAATGACCGCAGCGCAACTACTTTAAACATTACCGCTCCAAGCACACCAGAAGCCCAACAATGGGAAGGCTGGGGTACTGCCCTAAAGCCAGCCCACGAACCTATTGTTGTAGCTCGCAAACCTCTTATCGGCACAGTAGCCACCAATGTCCTGACCTACGGCACTGGTGCGCTGAACATTGACGGATCACGGGTTGGCACAGGAACTGGCGAAACCAAAACGGTTCAATACCCAGACATTCGTGGAAACAATTACAACAATGCTGAGGGAACGGTTGAATACACCGTAACAGACCAAGGTCGCTGGCCAGCCAACGTAATCCATGACGGTAGTGAGGAAGTGCTGGAATACTTTGGTGAGCCACAACGTTTCTTCTACTGCGCTAAAGCCAGTAAGTCCGAGCGCAACGCTGGGCTAGGGGGATTGCCTAAACAAGAACAACAGGGTTCTTATAAGTTCAGGACAGACGGCTCACTTGATGGCAAGGAAACAGAACCAAAGGCAAACATCCACCCCACCGTCAAGCCAATTTCTCTCATGCGCTACCTAGTCAAACTTGTCACCCCACCCAACGGCACAGTTCTTGATCCATTCTTGGGTAGTGGCACAACAACAGTTGCAGCAATACTTGAAGGCTTCAACTGGATGGGTTGCGAGATGACTGAGGACTACTGGCCTATCATTGAGGCACGAGTTGTGTGGGCTGAAGCTCAACCTAAAACACTTTTGTAACCACCACAATCCCTAGTGATACTATGGCGTGTAACCACAAGATGTGGTACATTTGATACACTAGACTTTTTTGTGTCCAATTAAAAGACACACTTCATTCGCCGAACAGAGGTGTCGGAACATGACACAGACTTCACCAGGCGGTTTTATCCGCACAGAAGAGCAAGCGATTCTTGACACAGAGGCGCTTAAATTGCGTTCTAACGGGCTTACCTACCAGAAGGTAGCCGACTACCTAGGGGTTTCTAAATCAACCGCATTTGAGCGAGTCCAGCGAGCCTTAGCAGCCATTCCACGAGAAGCTGTAGAGGAATACCGCAAACTAGAAAACGAACGCCTAGACCTATTGCTTGAAAAGGTACTGGATAAGGCACTTGCAGAAGATAACAACAAAGGTTTTCTATTCGCAGTAGATCGTGCGCTGGCTATCTTTGAGCGTAAGGGCAAACTAAACGGTACTGATTCTCCTACAAAGCACGAAGTCATAACACTTGGGGCAGTAGAGGCAGAGATACAACGCCTAGAAGCGAAATTAGGGGCCAATGGAGACAACGGAAGAACAGAGACTGCAGGAGCTACTACTGCTCCGAACTCTGCTGAAGTCTGAGCAAGAACTAGAAGCACAACAGGCGATTGAGGACTTAAAGAACTCTCGCTATCGCACACTTGCCCGACCTAATCAACTCCCACCCGAAGGCGACTGGCGAATCTGGCTTGTAATCTCAGGTCGAGGATTTGGCAAAACATTTCTAGGGGCTGGATGGCTGGCTGAACAAGCCCGAACCCACCCCAATACCGAGTGGGCGATTGTTGCCCCAACATTTACTGACGTGCGCCGAACTTGCGTTGAAGGTCCATCAGGATTCCTTAAAGCAGTTGACCTACGTAAAGACAAAGGTGACTTCTACAACCGAAGCAATGGGCAGATAAGCCTTAGCAATGGTTCACGAATCCATCTTGTATCAGCTGACGAGCCTGACCGTGCCAGAGGACTAAACCTCAGTGGCGCATGGTTAGACGAAGCCTCGTCATTTAGATACGAAGAAATCTGGACTGAGGGACTTGCTCCTGCACTACGCATTGGTAATCCCCAGGTGGTCATCACGACCACACCTCGCCCAACGAAACTGATCCGAGAATGGATGAGTCGCACAGACGGCTCTGTAGTCGTTACCCGTGGTTCCACCTTCGATAATGCAGCAAACCTGTCTGAAGCTGCGCTGGCAGAACTCAAGTCACGATACGAAGGCACACGCCTTGGTCGCCAAGAGTTGTACGGTGAACTTCTACTAGACACACCTGGCGCATTATTCACCCAGACAATGATTGACGATAAGAGGGTGCAGTACTACTCAGACTTCACACGAGTCGTAGTAGCCGTTGACCCAGCCGTAACATCAGGCGAGAATAGTGACGAAACAGGAATTGTTGTTGTTGGCCTAGGAGCCGATGGTCGCTACTACGTGATAGCAGACAAGAGCTGCAAAGACACCCCAATGGGCTGGTCTAACCGAGTCAACATGGCTTACGAGGATTACCAAGCAGACCGAGTGGTAGTTGAAAAGAATCAAGGTGGCGACTTTATTGAAACCACGCTTAGGCAAATCAACCCACACATGAACGTCATTGGCGTAACAGCCAAGGTCGGAAAACGCCTTCGTGCTGAACCGATTGCTTCGCTCTATGAGCAAGGCCGAGTTTCACACATAGGCAACCTCAGCGCATTAGAGACACAGATGATTGAATGGGTCCCAGACTCAGGGGAATCACCAGACCGCCTCGATGCTCTCGTTCACGGCATTACCTCGCTTACCACCCAGATGAGCAAGTTCGACCTTGCGTTCTCTGGATCATCACAGTCATGCCCTAAGTGTGGCGCATCAAATCTCAAGACCGACACAGCTTGTAAGGTCTGCTTTCACAAGTTCAACCCAGCAACCGAACAACGCATTAACAGTCTCAATGCTGGCTTCCCCCAATTCCAAAAGAGGTAGACGTGGCTTTATTCAGCCGTAAAGACAAGACAGCCGAGATTGTCAAGGGCGTAATGGATGAACTCAACAAGGCTGGCGCTCCTATGGCTATGGCTATGCAAGCAGGTCAACTACAAGGCTCACCTGTTCAGACCGGCGTTCCAGTTATGGCACAGCAGGTCGTAGCAGCAACACCTCTACAACGCCCACAGTCTGTATTCGGTGCAGCGTTCAACCCTGGTACTCCACTCTTCCCAGGTGCTATTGACCCAGTCAACCCAGTAACAGGTCGAGCTGAACCACGCATTACTCAGTACCAAGTTGCTGAGAACTTAATGATTACCCAAGAGCCAGCGCCATTTGGCAAACTGGAATGGGCTGCTCGCAACGTAGACATTATCTCTCGTTGCATAACTATTCGCATTGACGACATCACCAAAATGGGATGGTCGTTTGAGGTATCTGACGACGCTATTGCCGAAATCATGGCAGAGGAAAACTGCTCACACGCTAAGGCTGCGACAATCGCTCGTGACCGTTTCGGCGACCAAGTTGCCAAGATGACAGAAGCTTTTGCCAACCCATTCCCACTGGAATACAAAAACTGGCGCTCATGGATTAGCCAGGCTATGTGGGACTACTTGGTGTACGACGAAGTGGTGGTTTACCCTAACTACAACCTTGGTGGGGAATGCTTCGGCTTTGACCTCATTGACCCTTCAACTATCAAGATTCTACGTGACGACAAAGGTCGAGTTCCATCGTGGCCTAACCCTGCGTTCCAGCAGATTCTTTGGGGCTACCCTCGTGGGGAGTTCACAGCTTCACCGCTTAACGAAGTAAACGCTCAGTTCAACTC